ATAACATGGCAAACGAAAGCACAAGTTCTACACTATCGGAACTATACACAGAGATAGTAGCAGAAGCACAATTCGTAGCTTCTGAAAAATCCATCATGAGAAACTTAGTTAAAAACTATGCTATCACAGGTGGTGGAAAAGCAGTTGAAGTTCCTGTTTATGCAAATGTATCAGCATCAGCAGTAGCAGAAGCAACTGACTTATCTAACACAGCAATCAACCCTAGTTCAGTAACTATTACTGCATCAGAGGTTGGTGTTATGACTACTCTAACAGACTTAGCAAGAAATTCAGCACCAAGAAATGTTGCTGGAGATATTGGTAAATTGTTTGGAGAAGCACTAGCAAGAAAACAAGACGCAGATTTAACTGCATTGTTTGATGGCTTTAGTGTTGCAATTGGAGATGGTTCAGGTGCTATTTCATCTGCTGTAATCTTCCAAGCACTTTCAACTTTAAGAGAAAATGCTCTTAACATTGACGATTGTGCAGTTGTTCTACACCCTAAAATCGCTTATGACTTAAAAGCTGGTTTGACTAATACTTTTGCAAACGCAAATGCAAATGACTTATCAAACGAAGCATTAAGATCAGGTTTTGTTGGTAGATTAGCTGGTATGCCTGTCTTTGAAACTTCAAACATTGCTAATACAGGTAATGCTGGAGATTACAAAGGTGGTGCGTTCCACAGAGATGCACTTGCAATCGCTATGATGGAAGATGTTAAAATCGAAACTCAAAGAGATGCTTCTCTTAGAGCAGACGAGATTGTTGCTACATCAGTATATGGTGTTGGAGAAATCCATGATTCATATGGTGTTGAGTTACATCACGATTCATCAATCCAATAATAATTGGATACTTTGTGAGGGTGGGAAACTGCCCTCGCAACTAACATAGGAGAATAAAATGGTAAAATTAGTATTATCAAATGAGAAGATGGTTACTTTAAAAAGAGGTAACAAAACAATCACAAGAAGTGAATTAGATTATCAAACTAATAAAGTTATGTATGATTTTAGAGGTTTCAAACCTGAACAAGATGTTGTAAAAGAAGTTAAAGAGGTTGTTGCAGAAAATGTAGTACCTTTAAAAAAGAAAAGAAAAACAAGGAAGAAAAAAGATGAACAAGTGGATTTATAAAAAAGCAAGAAAATGGTCAAAATGGGTCTGGATTAAATCAAAAAATAATCCAATGTATTCTATTCCATTAGCTTTATTAATTGTTTATTTAATTTGGAAGTAGATCATGGCTAATTATACAGGTGCAGATGTTATAACAACATCAGATGTTCAGAAGTATCAACCAGATGCGTTTGATTTTGGTATTTCAACAACTGCTACAGAAACAACTAATTTTCTAGCACAAACTACTAATGATATTTTTAGAGCATTAAGAGTTGAGTGGTGGCCTGTATATAAAACAAATATATTCACAGATATTACAGTTCTAAATACTGCTGAAATGGTTAATACAAAAGTTAATTTAGATCAGTTTGAAAGAGCTGGTGTTTATTTATTTCTTGGAAGATTCTATTTACCAGCATTAACTAAATTTAGACCAGAAACAGAAAAAGATAGATTTGAAAGAATGCAAGAATATTACATGAGTCAATACAATATCGAATGGAGAATGATATTAGAAGATGGTGTAGAATATGATGTAGATGCAGATGGAACTATTGTATCTAACGAGAGAGAGCCTTTACATGGATTTAGAAGATTGACTAGATAATGGCTTTAGATTTAAAAATTAAAACTAATGCTGATTTTGTCCAAAAAAGATATTCAAGAATACAAAGGAAATTTAAAAGTATTTTTGAAAAAGGAATATTACAAGCTGGTTTCCAATTACTAGATATTATTAGAACTAAAACTGCTAAAGGAATAGATTTTAGAGATAGACCTTTTCTTCCATATTCAGAGGGATATTTAAAAACATTAAACAAAGAGGGAAAATCTACAAAAATAGATTTATTTTATTCTGGTCGTATGTTAGGTGCATTAACTCCATCTGGTAGAACTATTAAAAAAACAGGAATAAATAAAGTTAGTGTTGGTTTTAGCAATTCTCAAATGCAACAAAGAGCATTATTTAATCAAGTATTAGGTAAAAATAAAAGGGAATTTTTTGGATTTAATGATAGAACAGCAAATATAATAAGAAAACAATTTAACAGATTTGTTGCAAAGGAATTTAGGAGAGCAAGAATATGAGTGTAAGAGAAAACATAGCAAGTAATTTATTGTCAGTTATATCTGCTATATCTAGCCCAGATATAAGAAAAGCGACTAGACAACCTTTTTTATTAGATGAATTATCAGAGCAACAATATCCAGCAGTAATAGTACAAACATCAGAAGAAAATAGAGATGATTCTGAATTAGGTTCTGGTGCTAAAACAAGGCATGGTACGATTGATTTTGTAGTATTAGGATTTGTAAAAGGTGCTGAGGCCAATATAGATACTAAAAGAAATGAATTAATTACAGCTATTGAAACTGCATTAGAAACTGATATTACTCGAAATGGTAATGCACTTGATTCGGAAGTTATACAAGTAGAAACTGATGAGGGTTCTTTATTTCCTGTTGGTGGAATAAGAATGACAATTAGGTGTATGTACGAATATCAAGCTGGAACACCATAGGAGAATAAATGACAACTAAAATTATAAATAGAATAGAAAAGAAAATAGATCAGATAGAAAAATTACACGATAAAGAGTCTTTGCTGTGTGAAGAAGTAAAAGACTTATTAGCTGAATTAAAAGAAAACCAAGAAGATGATAGTCAAGAGTGGGAAGAAGATTTAGATGACGAAGATTTTGAAGAAGATGAAGAAGATATTGACGAAGAAGATGATAAACTGTAAAAGGACTTATGGCTAAAGATATTAAATTATATAAAGGTAATTCAGAGATAGTTATTAATGAATCTAATCTTGAACATTTTTTAAGTTTAGGCTATAAGCAAGAAAAAGAAACTAAACAAACTAAATCAAACAAGGATAAGAAATGGCAACACATCACGGAAAAGAAGGAGTTGTAACAGCTGGTGGAACAGCAGTTGGGGAACTAACTAGCTTCACACTTGAAACAACAGGAGATGTCGTAGAAGATACATCTTTAACAGATTCTACTAAATCATTTTTAGCTGGTAGAACTTCATTCTCTGGTTCATTAGAAATGCACTTTGACGAAACAGATACACCTCAAACAACTTTAGTTGCTGGTGCTTCAATCTCATTTATATTACTCCCAGAGGGTAATGCAAGTGGCGACAGAAGTTTTTCAGGAACAGGAATTGTTACAGGAATGTCAGTTAATAACTCAATGGACGCAGTAGTATCAAGAACTGTTACTTTTCAAGGAACAGGTGCTTTAACAATAGGTACTGTCTAATATTAATTTATGTCAGTTATTGATAGAGTTAAATCTCATTTTGAAACTCTTAAAACTATCACTATTGAAGTTAATGAGTGGAAAGACGAGCATGGTAATCCGAGTGTATTTTATTCAGAGCCATTAACCCTTGAAGAAAAAAACATTATCTTTAAGAAGTCTAGTAACTTTCAAGACTTAACTGTTCTTGTAGATTTACTTATAATGAAGTTGTTAGTTAAGAATGATAAAGGCGATATGATTAAAGCCTTTAGCCCAGAAGATAAATTTGCACTAAGAAAAAAAGCTGATTCAAATGTAATATCTGAAATATCAAATAAAATCCTTTTAGATACTAATTACGAGGAAGCAGAAAAAAAGTAGATAGCGACCCTGATGTTAGGTCGCTTTTAATAATAGCAGATAGATTACACATCACAATCCAACAAGTTCTTGATATGCCTGTTAGCCATTATAATCTTTGGTTAGCTTACTTGAAAAAAGAACAAGAACAGTATAAAACAAATCAATCATTATCAGAAGCAAGGAAATTTAAGTAATGGCACAAAGACTCAATATAGATATAGTAGCAAAAGATAAATCTAAACAAGCATTAAATAATGTTCAAAAAGGTTTGGGAAGATTAAAACAATCTGTATTTAATTTAAGAAATGCTTTTATAGGCTTAGGTGCTGGTGTTGTTATTAAAGGATTTATAGATGCTGGTATGCAAATTGAAAATCTTGAAGTTCAATTAAAGGCTTTATTTGGCTCTGCTAAGGCGGGTCAAAAAGCATTAAAAGAAGTTACTGACTTTGCATCTAATACTCCTTTTGAGTTAAAAAATATACAACAAGGTATTACTGCACTTGCTACAATTAGAAAAAAAGCAGAAGAAAATGGTGTATCATTTAAAGAACTTTTAAAAATTACAGGTAATACTGCAACTCTTTTAGGTAATGATTTTGCTTTAGCTTCATTACAGGTTCAAAGATCATTTAGTGCTGGAATATCATCTGCTGAACTCTTTAGAGAAAGAGGTGTTAAAAGTATGGCTGGTTTTAAAGAGGGTGTAAGAGTAAGCGTTGAGGATTCTATAAAATTATTAGCTAAAGCATTTGGAACAGGTGGAGAGTTTGGAAATTTAACAGATGATTTAGCAAAAACATTATTTGGAACTATATCTAACATAAAAGATGCTTTTTTTATTTTTCAAGTAGAAGTTTCTAAAGGATTTTTTCATGCCTTAAAAAATAATTTAGGAGATTTAAAAAAGACAGTAGAAGAAAACAGAAAAGAAATTGCAGAATTTGGTGCTATGATTGGTGCTGGATTAAGTAAAGCAATAGAGGGTACAGCAAGTGCATTGAAATTTATGAAAGATAATATTGGTATATTAATAGAAACATTTAAAATATTTTTAGCAATAAAGATTGTAGGATTTTTTCACAATATTGCTGTTGCCATAGGAGTTGCAAATACTGCTATGTTAGGATTTAACGCAACAGTTAGAAAAAATTTATTAATAGGAAGTGCTGTTTTAATAATTACACAAATAGATGACATAATTGCTAAGGTAAAAGAATTAGCAAATATTGGACAAAAAGAACCTTTGGATGCAGAAAGCTTTTTAGAAGATGGACAAAAAATGATTGAAGTCATAGATCGTTTAGGAAATAAAGTAAAAATAGCAGTAACTGATTTTTCTAAAATAAATGATATAGTTATAAATACATTACCAAGTATTCAAGAAGCTGAAACAACATTTGAAAGAATGTTTAGAAAAATAAAAGAGGGAGTAGGAGGTTTTGGGGAAGATGCTTTAGGTGGTTTTGGAAAAGGAATGCAAAGTGCATTAGATGTTTCTGTTTTTGATAGATTTGAAGATGCTGGTAAAAAATCAATGGAAGCATTAAAAACTAGTCTAACAGATTTTGTAATGACAGGTAAATTAAATTTTGACACTTTAAAACAAGTTATTGTAAGATCATTAGTTGAGGCTTTAGTAGGTTCGGCAGTTCAATCAGCTATGAATAAAGCAAAAAAAATATTTAAAATGGATTCTATTAAAAAGGCTTTAATGTCAACTTATGAGGCTGGTGCAAAAGCATTAGCATCAGTACCACCACCATTTAACTTTGCATTGGCGGGAATTGCAATTGCTGGTGGATTAAAACTTGTAAATAAAATAAAAGGTTTTGAAAAAGGTGGTGCAGTATCAAAAGGTAATCCAATTTTAGTTGGAGAAAGAGGCCCTGAAATGTTTGTTCCTAACTCAACAGGACAAATTACACAATCAGCTAGAGGCACAGGTGGTGGTGCAACAACAGTTAATTTTAATATTAACACACTAGATGCTTCTGGATTTGAAGAATTACTTGTAAGATCAAGAGGAACTATAACTCAATTAATAAATAGTGCAGTTAATGAAAGAGGCAGAGAGGCTATAATTTAATGTCAGGTGCTTTTCCAATATCTTCTGCCAAGTTTCAATCTTTAGGAATACAATCTATTCAAAATACTATTATATCAAAAAGTGTATCTGGTAAGAAACTTGCTAGACAAATAGACAATCAAAGATGGGCTTTTACTATTAGAATAGTTACAGCAACTAGATCAGATGTATATGGAGAGTTAATAGCTTTTATAGTTAAACAAAGATCAGGCAAAGAAAACTTTACAATAATCCCACCAGAAGTAGAAGACGCAAGAGGTAATGAAACAGGAACAGTATTAGTAAATGGTGCTCACGCAGTAGGAGATACAACGATTGCTATGGACGGACATAATAATGATGGAACACACAAATTTAGGGCTGGGGATTTTTTAAAGTTTGCTTCACATAATAAAGTATATATGGTTGTAGCAGATGTAACTTCTTCTAGTAACGCTTCAACAGTAACTATAGAGCCACCTTTATTACAAGCAGTAGCAAATGATTCAGTAGTAACTTATGATAATGTTCCTTTTACAGTACATCTAACTAATGATATTCAAGAGTTTGGTGTAGTTGGCACAGCTAATGATGGTGCTTTGTTGTATCAATTTGAATTTGATGTAGAAGAAACTCTATAGTGAAAAAATATAAAATAACACATAAAATAACTGCTGACTTTATTGCTGAAATTATTGTTAATGAAGATCAAATAGATACTAATATTAATGATCTTAAAGAATACAAGAAACCTAATAGCAAATTTGAATATACTATGTTAAAAGGTACAGAAAGTGTAACTCAAACAACTTACGAACAATATGACGAGAAGCCTAACAACAGCGATAAAGAACGAACTAGCGACTAATGATATTAGGCCTGTTCATCTTATTACTATTGGGTTTAGCACTCCTGTTAATATAACAGATTGCTCTTTTTCATTAACATCATCAGTTTCGGGAAGTTCAGTAACTTATATTGCAAGTGATTTTATTATGGATATATCTGACTTTTCTGAACAAACAGAATTAAGTAAATCAAGTCTTAACTTATCTCTTTCTGGTGCAGATCAAACTTTTATATCAACTGTATTAAATGAAAATATTACGAATGATACTGTAGATATTTATAGAGGATTTTTAGATAGTTCTAATGCTTTAATTTCTGATCCTTTTTTATTTTATAAAGGGCAAATTGATGGATTCACTATTGGAGAAACAGATACTGCAAGTACAGTAACTTTAGGTGTAGTTTCACATTGGGCTGACTTTGAAAAAAGGAATGGTCGTAAAACTAATAATACATCACAACAAAGATTTTTTAGTACAGATGTAGGAATGGATTTTAGTTCTGAAAATGTATTAGATATTAAATGGGGTAGAGAATAATGCCATTAAAAAAAATAATTAGAGCTGGTAAAAAAGTTGTAAAAGGCGTTATTAAAGTAGTTAATAAAGTAATATCTTGGATAGCCCCACCACCTGATAATCCAGATTTTGGAGAGGGAGATTTAGATAATTTTGAAACAGGAGTTCTTTTAAATAAGCAAACTAATGACGCAAATATTCCTGTAATTTATGGAGAAAGATTAGTAGGTGGTACTCGTGTCTTTTTAGATTCTGGTGGGGGTAATTCAAATCAATATCTTTATATGTGTATTGTAATGGCAGAGGGAGAAGTAAATTCAATAGAAGAAATATTAGTAGATGATAAAACTGTAACATGGGCAAGTGGGTTATCAGATGGAACAGAAGTAGAGGTAGCAAGTTCGGATAGTAATTTTTATAAAGCTAACCCAAGTGTAGAGAATTCAAGTGCAGAAAGTTTGATTAGAGTTGAACCTCACTTTGGAACAGATGGTCAATCTGCGTCAGGGATATTATCAGCACTATCTAATTGGGGTAGCAATCATAAGCTATCTGGTCTTTGTTATTTAGCATTAAGGTTTAAATGGAATCAAGACGCATTCAGTTCAATTCCAAAAGTACAAGCAATAATAAAAGGTAGAAAGGTTAAAACTTATAATTCAAGTTTAGTAGAACAATCTCCATCTTTTCAAACTAATCCAGCTTGGTGTTTATTAGATTATTTAACAAACGAAAGATATGGAAAAGCATTAACAATATCAAATATTGATTTACAAAGTTTTTATGATGCTTCAGTTATTTGTGCTACTCAAGTAACACCATATTCTGGTGGAAGTAATATAAGCATATTTGACACTAATGCAGTATTAGATACATCAAAAAAAATCATAGAAAATGTTAGAGAATTAGTAAAAGGTTGTAGAGGTTATCTGCCTTATTCATCTGGTAAATATAAATTAGTTATTGAAACAACAGGAACATCTTCCATTACTTTAACCGAAGATGATATTATTGGTGGGTATAGTTTATCTTCTCCTAATAAAAATGATAGATATAATCGTTGTATAGTAAGTTTTATTAACCCAGATCGTAACTATCAAGTTGATGAAGTGCAGTTTCCACCGATAGATGATTCAGGATTACCAAGTGCAGATCAACACACAACTATGAAAAATGCTGATGGGGGAATATTATTAGAGGGAAGATTTGATTTTAAAAGTATTACATCTCCATATCAAGCAGAAGAAATGGCAGAAATTATTTTAAGAAGATCAAGAGAGGCTTTATCATTAGGTATAAATGTTTCATTTGATGCTTATGATTTAGCAGTTGGAGATATAGTAGGAATAACACATAGTTCCTTAGGATTCTCATCTAAAAATTTTAGAGTGCTTGAAGTTACATTTAATGAAGATTTTACAATAGGATTAGCATTAGTAGAGCATCAAGATAGTCATTATACTTGGGCAACTAAAACACAGGTAAGTTCTACACCAACAACTAATTTACCTAATCCATTTACTATCCAACCACCAGCAAGTGTAACTTTATCAGATCAGTTAGTTCAATATAATGATGGAACTGTAATTGTAGCTTTAGATGTATCTATAGGTGCTTCTGTTGATAGCTTTGTTGATTACTACCAAGTAGAATATAAATTAAGTACAGATTCAGATTTTATTATTTACGCACAAGGCTCAGGATTAAATCATAGAGTATTAAATGTAATTGACCAATCTACCTATGATGTAAGGGTTAAAGCTGTAAATAGCTTAGGGGTATCTTCTACCTATGTATCAGCACAAAGAACTATCGTAGGTGCTATTGCACCACCTAGTGATGTAGAAGATTTTGCTTGTAATATTGTTGGAACAAATGCTCATTTAACTTGGACAGCCATAACAGATTTAGACTTGGCATATTATCAAATAAGATATGCAAAAGAAACTGATGGAACTGCTGATTGGCAGAACTCAGTTAATTTAGTTACAAAAGTATCAAGACCAGCAACTTCAATATCTGTACCAGCTAGGGCTGGAACTTATCTTATTAAAGCAGTAGATAAACTTGGTAACTTTAGTTCTAATGCAACATCAATTATTTCTAATGTAACTGATGTTGTTAATCATAATTCAGTAGCAACACAATCAGAACACCCTAGTTTTAGTGGTACATTCACAGATACCTTATTAACTGATGGTGCTATAGAATTAGATTCTTCAGAACTATTTGATTCAGCTTCTGGAGATTTTGATGATGAAACTACTAGAGTATTTGATTCTGGTGTTAGTAATGCTGACTTTATAGCAAGTGGTAATTATTTATTTGCAGATGTTATTGATGTAGGTGCAAAACATACTTGTAGAATTACAGCCTCATTAACACAAACTTCTGATAATCCAGATGATTTGTTTGATAATAGAACAGGATTATTTGATAGTGCTAAATCAAACTTTGATGGAGATACACCAGCTAACTGTGATGCTCATTTAGAAATATCAACTAGTGATGACAACACAACCTACACATCATTTTCTAATTTTGTAATAGGTAATTATACTGCTAGATTTTTTAAATTTAGAGTTGTTTTAACTTCAACAGATGGTGCGTCAACACCTAGAGTTTCAGAGGTAACAGTTACAGTAGATATGCCTGATAGAATATTTAGTGGAAACGATATAACTTCTGGTGCTGGAACTAAAACTGTAACATTTACAAACCCATACAAATCTGTTAATTATGCTGTAGGAATTACAGGCGAAGATATGGCTACAGGCGATTTCTTTACAGTATCTAATAAGACAGTTAATGGCTTTAATGTTTTGTTTAAAAATTCAAGTGGAACAAATATATCAAGGACATTTGATTTTATTGCAAAGGGCTTTTAAAAGGAGTATAAGAAATTATGGCACAACACGATTATAATATAGCAAACCAATCATTTCCAGCAACTAGAACTGACATTAACAATGTTCTTTCTGCTATTAATTCATCTAACTCTGGTACATCAAGACCAAGTGGTGCAGTAGCTGGTACGATATGGTTAGACACATCTGGCGGTGCAACTGCTAACACTTTAAAATTTTATGATGGTGCTGATGATATTTCTTTAGCAACAATAAATACTACTGCTAATACTGTTAATTGGTTAGATAGTTCAGTTTCATTTGATATAGTTTCAGATACATCTCCTCAATTAGGTGGCGATTTAGATGTTAATGGAAATGCTTTTGTATCTACATCAAATGGTAATATTAACTTTACACCAAATGGAACAGGGAAGATCGTATTTAATGATCTAGCCTACATACCTCAACAAGCATTAACTTCATCATCAAATGCTGTGGCTTGGGATGTACAAGCTAAACCAAACGCATATCATCTAACAACAGAAAACACTACTTTCTCTGCACCTACTAACTCAGTAGAGGGTGCTTTTATTTGTGTAGAGATTAATTATAATGGTTCACACACAATAGCCTTTAATACTGTATTTGAATTTGCTGGAAGCACAGCACCAACATTTACTTCAGCAGATGGTAAAACGGATATTTTGGTGTTCAAGTATAATGGGGCTATATGGCAAGAAGTTGGTAGAACATTAAACATGAGTGAAAGTTAAAATATGTACGCATTAGTCGAAGATAATAATATTACACAATATATAAACAATCCTAAATCTATTGTAGTTGGAGAGGTAAGATACCCAGCTAAAATATTTGAAGTTTGGACACAAGACGAAAAACAAGCAATAGGATTATATGAAGTTATAACTGATTCAACAAATTATAAAGACCCAGCATATTACAATAACACAAACGAACAATATAACTTTGCAGATAATCAAGTTACTAAATCTTGGGGAACTGCAACTGCTAAAAGATTAAATGATGAAAACGCAGTAGATGAAGATGGCGAAAATGTTTTAGATGATGATGGCAACCAAGTTATTAATTATGGTTTAAAAACTGAAAAGAAAAGAATAGTTAAAGATCAGGCAAGTGGATTACTTGCACCTACTGATTGGTATATTACAAAATCAACAGAGGTAGCTGATTATGATGTACCAGCAAACATATTATCCTTTAGAGCAGATGTTCGATCTAAATCTAATGAAATGGAAACTGCTATTAATAACTGTTCTAATGTTGATGAACTAAAAGCATTATACGAATACACAGAGCAAGAAGATGGTTCTATCACAAGACCATTAGTAGAATTTCCAACATTGGAGATTTAATGATTATTATACCAGCTAACACTATTTCTGGTGGTTATGAAGTTGCTAACTCATTAAGATTTAATAGTGCAAGTTCAGATTATTTAACAAGAACATTTGGCTCAACAACTAACAGAAGAACATTTACTTATAGTTTTTGGATTAAAAATTCTGATACAACTACTGAGCAAAATATTTTGTCAGCAGGTAATTTTTCTGGAGAGCCTTATATGGATATTAGATTTAATACTAATCAAACTTTAGAATGGTATCATTATAATAGTGGTTATGATTGGAGATTAATTACAAACAGAGTTTTTAGAGACCCTAGTGCTTGGTATCATGTAGTTTTAGCAGTAGATACAACACAAGGAACTTCTTCAAATAGAGTTAAATTATATATAAATGGAGTTCAAGAAACTTCATTTTCAACATCTTCTTATCCATCACAAAATTTTGATACTGTTGTTAATAATAGTGGATACAAAAGTTCTTTTGGTAGCATTAAAAATATAACAATAACCTATAATGGATATATGTCAGAAATAATACAAATAGACGGACAACAACTTACCCCAACATCATTTGGAGAATTTGACGAAGATACAAACATTTGGAAACCAATAGATGTATCTGGTTTAACCTTTGGCACAAATGGATTCTATTTAGACTTTGAAAACTCTGGTAGTCTAGGTGCAGATGTATCTGGTAATGGAAATAACTTTACTGTAAATAATTTAACTAGCATAGATCAATCTACTGATACTTGCACAAATAATTTTGCAACTATGAATCCTTTAAATGTTCCAACTTCAAATGCTCCAACATTTGCAGAGGGAAATCTAGAAACTGAAAGTGCAACAACAAGTGGTCAAAGATTTATGGGTTCTTCAACTATTGGACTAACTGATGGTAAATGGTACGCAGAATGTAAAATAGTAGTTATTGATAGTGCAACAGTTGGTGTTTCTCCTGATGTACAAGCACACGCATTAGATAATACTTATATTGGCTCACACCAATACGATTATTCTATTTTACCTGATAGTGGAGCTAAATATAATAATGATAATGGAACAACTCATGGAGATGCTTTTTCTACCAATGATATTTTAATGATAGCTTTAGATTTAGATAATAATAATGTTTATTTTGGAAGAAATGGTAATTGGTTTGATGGTTCAGGTAATGCAAATCAATCCTCACCATCTAGTGCTTTATCATTAACTGATCCACCATCAACTCCTGATGGTGCTTATTTTTTCGCTTCTTCAGATGGTGGTGGTAGTGCTAAAGCAAAAGTACAATGGAATTTTGGCTCTCCACCATTCTCAATCTCATCTGGAAATAGTGATGGTAATGGCTATGGAAACTTTGAATATGCAGTACCTAGTGGCTACTATTCTCTTAATTCTAAAAACTTAGCGGAGTATGGATAATGGCTTACACAACAATAGATAAACCAATAGATTATTTTAACACTTTAATTTATACAGGAAATGGCTCATCTCCAAGAACAATTACAGGAGTTGGATTTAATCCAGATTGGGTCTGGGGAAAAAGACGAGATGATGGGGCTGGACACAATTTATTTGATACAGTTAGAGGTGCTGGAAGTGATAAAAATTTACAATCAAATGGTACAGGTGCAGAGGGGAGTGGATTACCAGCAACTTATGGATATATAAGTGCTTTTGCAACTGATGGATTTACTGTAACTGCTGGAAGTTCTGATAATGCTTATTGGAATAATAATACTGCAACTTATGTAGCATGGAACTGGTTAGCTGGTGGCACAGCATCATCAAACTCTAATGGAAGCATAACAAGTTCTGTATCTGCTAACACTACTGCTGGATTTAGTATTGTGTCCTATACAGGAACAGGCTCAAATGCTACTGTGGGTCATGGATTAGGTGCAGTACCAAGAATGATTATTGTAAAAAGGAGAGATGGCAGTGATAGTTGGGTAGTACAACATGGTTCTTTGGGTGCTGGTAAAGCATTAAACTTAGATTCAAATGGTGCAGTACAAACTTATGACCCTTATTGGAATAATACTGAGCCTACAAGTTCTGTTTTTAGTATTGGTAATGATGGAAGAACAAATGGTTCAAGTGAAACTTACATTGCTTACTGCTTCGCAGAAAAAAAAGGCTACTCAAAATTTGGAAGCTACACAGGGAATGGAAGTAGTAATGGTACTTTTGTATATTTAGGATTTAAACCAGCTTTTGTTATGGTTAAAGAAACAAATAATACAAAAAATTGGTCTATGTTTGATAATAAAAGAACAAATACATTTAATCCTGTAGATGGCACTTTATATCCAGACACTAGCGATAGTGAGGGAACAGATGTAAATGCTATGGATTTTGTTTCAAATGGTTTTAAAAATACATCATCAAATGCTGGAAATTACTCAAATGATAGTGGAGATACATACATCTACATGGCATTTGCTGAAAACCCATTTGTAACATCAACAGGCATACCAACAACTGCGAGGTAGTAATGCAATTATCAAAACATTTTACTTTAGAAGAATTTGAAAAATCACAAACTGCTACAAGAAAAGGTATTAAGAATAAAGCTGGTGCTGGAGAGATTAAAAACTTAGGCGATCTTTGTTATGAAATATTAGAGCCTGTAAGAATTAAATTTGATAAGCCTGTTACTATTACATCTGGTTATAGATCAGAAGAATTATGCGAAGCAATAGGCTCAAAAAAAACATCACAACATACTACAGGAAACGCAACAGATTTTGAGATAGCTGGTGTATCTAATCTTCAAGTAGCTTTATGGATAGAAAACAACTGCGACTTTGACCAACTGATCTTAGAGTATTATACAGGAGAAGCTAATAGTGGGTGGATTCATGTATCATACAAAGATGGCTCTAACAGAAAACAAGTATTAACATTTGATGGCAAATCATATACTAATGGATTACCAGATGCGAAATGGTCTGGTGGAAAACTACAAAACTAAAGGAGTCTATTATGCCAATGGGAACAGGAACTTATGGGTCTAAAAAAGGCAGACCACCAATGAAGAAAAAGAAAAAAGCAAAGAAAAAAAAGAAGAAGTAATGAAAAAAAGGAAAGTAGCAAAAGATAAAAAGACTAAAATACCTAAGAAGTACCTATCAGGACTTAAAGGTAAAAAGCGATCATCAAGATCAAAGCTACTAAAGAAAATGTCAGGTCTATATAAATCTGGTGCTACTATTCCTTTATCAATGTTCAAAGCGAGAGTAAAATAATGGCTGTAAGAAGAAAACCACTATCTGCACAAGTTATCTCAACACTTAGAGCAAAAGCAAAAAAAAGAAAAAATATTACATTAGGTCAATTAAAGAAAGTATATCGTAGAGGTCAAGGTGCATTTTTAAGTAGTGGAAGCAGACCAAAAACCTCAATGGCTAGTTGGTCAATGGGTAGAGTAAATAGTTTTTTAAGAGGTAGTAGAAAGCATGATCTTGATTTAAGAAGAAAGAAAAAGAAATGAGTAAGTCAGCTTTACAAAAAATAGAATCACACGAAAAACTATGTCGTATTATGCAGAAACTAACTCATCAAAAAATTTCAGTAATAGAAGAAAAAGTAAAAAGATTAGAAAAGATTTTACTAATTTGCACAGGCTCATTAATTAGTGCTATGGGTTATGTGATTTTAGTTTTAGTAGATAAGCTGTAGGCTTTACAAACACCTAAAAATAGGTACAAGTATTAATTGCATGAGTCATAAGAGAATATTAATTATATCTGATATGCACATTCCATATCATCACAAAGATGCAATCAAATTTTTAAAAGAAATAAAAAAAGAATTTAAACCTGACACAGTTGTTAATATTGGAGATAGCTTAGACTTTCATGCGATCTCAATGCACGATAGTAACCCTGATCTATATTCTGCTGGACATGAATTAAAAGAAGCTAGAAAATATATAAAAGAATTAGAGGGTGTATTTCCAGAAGTAACAGAAGTAGATAGTAACCATTCTAGCTTGGTTTATAGACGAGCATTAAAGTATGGAATGAGTAAAGAATTTTTAAGAGATTATGGAGATTTCTTAGGCACTAAAAAATGGAAGTGGATAGATGATTTAACTCTTACTATGTCTAATGGACAAAGATGTTTTTTCACACATGGTAGAAGTGCAGATGTATTAAAAACAAGTCAAGCTATGGGAATGAGTTGTGTACAAGGTCATTATCATACTAAATTTGTTGTTAGTTGGTGGGCGAACCCAGATAACCTATTTTTTGGAATGAATGTAGGTTGTTTAATTAATCAAAAGAGCATGGCTTTTGCTTATGCTAAGAATTTTAAAACTAGATTTATCATAGGTTGCGCAGTTATCTTAAATGGTATTCCAAGACTACTCCCAATGGTTTTAAACGAAAAGGGAGATTGGATAGGCAAAATTGTTTAAGTTAAAGCCACAGAGAGCCACAGAGAGGGCTACTGATAAGCAAATAGGTGGTACACACTACAAGTCATATTCCATACAGCCTATAGAGTTTATAGTGGCCAATAAGCTAGATTTCATACAAGGCAATATCATCAAATACTGCTTGAGAGAAAAGCAAGGCGAAAACCCTGATGAGAAGTGGAATAAGATCATTCATTACTGTGAATTAGCAAAAGAGTTGAAAAATAAAAAATAAGGAATATTAGGAGTGAATGAACTTCACTTATTTTATTTATTCTATTCTTGTGGTATATTGGACAACATTAATTTTTTTAACAAGTAATACTTATTTATAATATGTGGCTAGGATTAGTTAAGTTTGGATTAAAAACAGGTGCTGAAATTTGGAAGAATAAAAAAGAAGCTAAGATATTAGAATCTGTTGCAGAAAAAAAACAAATGCAAAGAGTTATTGATGGCGAGATCGAAATGGTCAAAACTATCAAAGAACATCAAGCTAATGATTGGAAAGACGAAATCGTATTGGTTTTAATTTCAATTCCTTTATTAGTATGTGCATATGGTATTTTTAGTGAAGACCCAAATGTTATTGCAAAGTTAGACGCATTTTTTGATCAAATAGATAGATTTCCTTTATGGCTACAAGGTTTAATTATTGGTGGCTACAGTTCTGTTCTTGGAATAAAAGGTGTATCAGCATTTAAGAAAAAGTAGTATCATGTCCAAATGGACAAATTAAAAGTAGATGCTGTAATCACAGATTTAGAACTACAATTAGAAACAAGTAACAATCCTTATGGTAGTTATGTTAGCTTTAGATTCATAGATACTTATCCATACTTTACTAAAGTTAATGAAATGGTCGAAGAAATAAAAAAAAGAAGTGATGTTGATCTAATTAATTACGAATACACTTTTAAACAAATTCACAAAAATACAGATTTAAAACATTTTGATTTTACTAAAAACTAGGGTGGTAAAGAGAGATCAAAACCACCCTAATTATTTTAGGTTCAAAGATAGTTATGGCCGTTTATATAAACCATAATTAAAAACACCTAAAATTCTTTTAACAAGCCACCAACTCTCGCTGATGGCTCTATCTACTAGACTCATATATCGGGAGCAAATCAATATATCGTTAATAGAATTCATTAAACCTTATTGTTCAAAGCTAAATCTCTTTTTAATTCAGATTGTTTAAGACTCACATACTTATCTAAATTATTATAATGGTATCTAGCTTTAATTAATTCTTCCTCTGCATTAGCATAATCTTTTACAATTTTTGTATATTCTTCATCTACTCGACTTTTATGCTCTGCCTCAGTAATACTTTTAGAATCTAATTTATGTTTTAAGAATACTTTACTGAATGTAGCTTTACGACCCTCATCAAGTATAATTACTTT